TTGCCGACACACCTGCACTAAATTTTTTATCTAATGACTCTGTTTTATCTGCTCTAAATGGATCTTTCTTTGGTCTTGGTTTAGGCATTGGTGTTTTTTTCTTTTTTGTTGGTGTAATAACTATTGGCATAATTACGCTCCGTAAAATGTGTCATAAGGTACAAATCTAGCAGACGCACTCTCTGTGTCTTCCCCTGCTGCTAGTTCAAACTGAAATTCATATTCCTGTTTGAGGGGAACAACTCTATTTGCAACTTCTGGTCTCTTCATAGCTATGTAATAAGCTAATCCAGAAACAAGGCAAGGAACAAATCTTGGTGGAACAAATGATGTAGTTGTACCATCTATACCAGATGATATCCCATCTATTCCTGCAATTCTAAAATAAGACAATGTATATGTATCTGCACTGTCAGGCACAGGCCATAATGTAACTGTTGTTGAACCAGCTAGTCTTTGTATAAATATTTGTGTGGGTTTGCCAGTAGAGTTTTTTGCTGATTGCTGTGCATATGTTGAAACACTAACTCTTGTTAAGTTTGTGTCTGTTTGACTTGTGCCAGTGCCAGTTCTAATTTGATGCTCAACTAGATCTACCGTGTCTGTTGGCAGTGTATACGTTGCTGTCCCTGATGTAAGAGCCTGTGTACCAGCCTCTATAGTCCAAAGATTTAAACCTCTGTTCTGCCATTCCATAGTTAGTAAATTAAAACTACGTCTTGCGTTTCTTAGATCATTACCAGTTCTAAGTTCTAATCCTGCTCTTTGATAAGCCTCTTCAAACAAATCTGGTATATCTGGGACTACTACTGCCATTTATGTGACCTTTCTATAAGCTCTCGTCTTTCTTGCAACCTTCTTGGGTTGTTTAGCCACTTGTTTACCTGCTCTAGTTGCTTTGCGTTTAGCAGCCGTAGAGGAGGCGTATTCAGAGGGCGATAGAGCTTTAATTGCTTTCGCAGGTAAGTAACGCTCACCGGTTGCTTTTGGCCCTTGTGTACTAGGTTTACCACTTTTAGTTCGCCATTTCTGTTTACCCCAAGCCTTCAAACTCCTCTGTGATTTTTTTAATCCACCCATTTATTTGGCATCCGTTTTTCTATTAGCTAGTTGATTACCAACTATAAAGCTACCGATTATGCCCATGTTACTTAATACCCATGTATTTGCAATACTTGATAGATGATCTACACGATCAAGAGGTATTATAGGAAACATTAAAACAACTATAAAAACAGTAACAGACAATGCTGAAAACCAAACCATATATCTTTGTTGGTCTTCTTTCTTATCTCTATTCTCTAACAAAATCATTCGTTCTTTCATTAAGAACTCTGCGTCTGTTATTGTGCCATTCTTATCAATATCTAATTGCTCTGCAATCTTAGAACCTTTTTCAAACTTCTTTTGCGTCATTGTTTTAAGACCTCATTCAAGCCAAATCCTTCTAACAATACTAGCGTAAAAAAGAGTAAAAGTATACCACCGGCTATTAACTTACCGCTAAAATTAGTGGAGCCTATCTTTATAGCAACAAACTCATTACCAAGTATTCTTAAAGATAACTCAAAACTATTTTGACCTATATCTAAATTAACAATCTTTTTTTTATCATCTGTCATTTGTTTTTAACCGCATTGTTTAAAGAATTAATCACATCATCTATATTAGGCTCTTTGCCCCAAGGGTTGTAAACACATTTATACTGTCTTGGACACCAACTTTCAATCATTAGCTCATATGTCTTATTATTACCTATATAAATGCAAGCCATCATACCTGTTCTAGATTTTATTCTTTTCTTTAATCTACAAGTTGTATATTTTTTTTTTTGGTTTTACCCTGCCATACTTTTTGCTGTTTTGTATATTCCTTTGGCTTATAGATATAACCATCTGCTTTTGCTTTTTTACTCCATACAGATGCCAACAATAATGCAAAGCCTCCTATTATACTTGCAACAAGTAACCAAGCAATAGCTTCTCCTATCTGTCTTCTCATTTGTTGTTGCTTGTATATAGTTTGCTGTCTTTGCTTTCTTATCTGACCTTCCATTTGCAACAGCTCATCATAAGCCTGTGGCCCATGAGTAAGGTTCAAAAACATCTTGAGTTCGTACCTTTGTTCCTCAAGTTTCTTCTTGGCTGCATAAGCAGCGAGAGCTGCCTCTTCAATAGAACCAGCTTTAAACAATTTGCCAAACAGGGGAGGATTTTTAGCTTGCTTTTCCGCATTATCAATATCTGAGACAGCTCCCATCCAACGACCTATGTCCCCACTCATTTGTTCTATATCTCTTGCTGCTGCAAATCCTGACTTAATAGCGTTAAATGCGCTATTCGCAACTCCCATTGCGACAGATATAGTAACTGGGTCCATAATGTATCATTCCTTATTTGTAGCCGCCACCTGCTTTCTTGTAAGCTTTAGCCATCATTTGTGCTTTACGAGCAGACCACTGACCGGGCGCACCGCCTTTGCCGCCTGCTTTAATTCTATTAAATATGCTTTTTCTAAGTCCGGGCTTGGTATAGTTACCTGCCTCATTGACCTTGCTTTTCTTTTTAACTCTACCACCAGCTTTCATGCCAGAGCCGTCATCTATATTCTTTGCTTTACGAAGTATGGCTAGATCACCTGCATCACTACCAGATGTTAAAAAGCCACCACTATTTAACCTTGTTACTTTCACTAAGCTCTCCTGTTAACTTTTTTTGCTTTACTTGTTCTGGCAAATGATCTGTTAACTGACTTAGGCTTTACTGTAAGATTTTTTCTTTTGTTATCTTTAGGATTGCCATTCTTGTGAGCAACATCTTTACCATCACCTTTTTTGACTTTACCTGCAGTTTTCATAGTAGACCTAGCTGTGTTTCTACTAGCTCTTCTTTTCTTCTGAACAGGTTTCTTGTGGTAATTATCGTATTCACCACGATAGTTACGATTGGGCATCTTGAATCTCTTTTAATTCTTTAACCCACTCATAACCAAAAGAACTTTCCCATCTTGCATCATCTGATATAACAGCTTGGCATGTTGTGCATTCAACAGAGTTTTCTTTTGTTTCTTTTATAGCTGTTTTACAAATAGGGCATATTTGATCAATCATTATACAGCCCTCGTCTTTCCCTTCATAGCACAACCATCTATTGACTTTTTTCTTCTCAATGGGCCACCAGCCATCATGCCTGTCATAGGAGTCATTCTATTGTTACCTGACTTACCTGCATTTCTTCCTGCAGCCATAGCCATTTTTCTTTTCTTTGCTTCTTCTCTTTTATCCAAAGCAAGAGAGCCAATAGGACTCATACCTGTTTTTCCTAATTGAGCTAAAGCACCAGATATTGGGCCTTTACCCTTCATAATACTATAGGCAGGAGAAAATGTTTCTAACATCTTTCCTATGTTTTTTCTTATAACTCCACCGCTTTTAGATTCTATAGGAGTTCTTTTCTTAGCAGGTGGTTTTGGAGGAGAATACTTTCCTGTTTTTCTTTTTTTAATTTCTATCGGCATTTTATTTACCCCTCTTCATAGAGCCGCCATATCTTTTCTTAACAACTACGTTCCTTTTTTTGTCACCTGTTTTAACATTACCAGCACCTGCTGACGGAGCAACTCTCTTAGGAACTACAGGGCCTTTCTTTCTTGTTTTGCCTTGTTGAAAGTTCATGTAATCACGAAGACTTAATCCTGATTTCTTTAACTGTTCTTTAGTAACTACAGGACCTTTTGTAGGTTTAGCTTTTTTTACTATACGAGGATCTACGGTTGCATTGGCTTTTTTACCTATAAATTTTGTAGACTCTTTTTGAGATTTAAGAGTTTTTTCTTTTTTAGCTTTTTTAGCATCAGCTAGTTTTCTAATAGGGCTTTTCTTACTGTTAGGGACTTTTTTCTTAGAACCGGTAAAGAAACTTTTAACCCCAGCAACAAAGTCGTCACCTATTTTTTTCTTTTTAAGATTCTTTGGTTTTGGTTTTGGTAATGCCATTTTATTTCCCTTCATTTGTTTGTTCATTGTAGTTCTTGATATCATTATTTAAGTAACGATAACAATTCAGTTACCGCTCCTGTATTAGTTACAGCTATCACTGCTAAAGCACCAATCAACATCCACTTAGCTTGAAATACAGCCCTTTTGATATCTGTCATATCTGATCTTAACTCATCAACATGTTTAACAAGATAATCTTGTTTGGACTTCCATTCGGCAAATTCTATTTGCAAAGACTGAACATTTTTTTGTGTCATTAACATTTCCACCTTCTTCTAGCTTGTCGTAAACGACTATTGGGATTAGCTGCAGCTTTAGGGAATTGTTTCATTTGCCCTGCTGATCTTGCACAATAAGACTTACGTCTCTTTGCTGCAGTGCTACCTTTTTTTACTTTACCAGTAACAGCTGTCTTTAGTTTTGATCCGGGATTATCTTTGCGATATTTAGCCACACCTTTTTTAGTCATGCCTGCGCCTGACTTAGTAGGGCGTTTGTGACCGCCCCCTATAGTGTGACCTTTCATTGTGCCTTTTGTAGCCATTATGACAAGAACAAGGTTAACTTATTACCTGAACCAGTAAAACCATGAACATAAGCACCATTCTCAGCTAATATTCCTTGATCCGGCAAGTTCAGTGTATGTAACCCAGTAGGAAAACTTTGAAGTAATAAAGTTTCTCCACCTGATCCATCCTTTATTGTTAATACACCAGCAGCATTACCAAATATAACAACCTGCCTAATTCTAGACCTTTGAGGGCCTAGAACAGCAGCGGCATCGCCTTGGTTAATGTTAAATGCCTTTGTGTCTGATCGACCTGACATATAAACCTCCTATGCTACTTGTACATACTCAATAATGAATGTGAAAGACCCATCTGTTGTTGAATTCACAGTGTTTGTGATGTTACAAAATATAGTTCTTTCAGCAGAAGTATATTGCGGAGAAACTGGAGCAGTAGTCGCATTTTGTGTTGTTGCAACAAGCGTAGTGGTTGTTACATTACCAACAACAACAGTTGTGCCACCATCAAGAATCTCGTCAGTTACTGCTGCAACAATCTGTGCGCCAGAACTAGATGTACCAACTTCATATCCAATATCACCAGTTCCAATAACTGGAGCAGTAACGCAGAGTATCTTTATGTCAGTAATGATTGTGTTTGCAGGTTGGGTGAATTCACCAATAGCTGCACTGTCTCCTGCAGTACTATTTACAGTAACTCCAGTTGCAAAGCCAACATGTTTGGTAAATTTATTAGTTACAATTCCAGTTGAAGCAGTGCTTGCTACAGTGGTAACGGTGCCTGTGGTGGCATCTTTTGAAACTATTTGAAATCCGTTTTCGGAACGGACTGGTCCGTTAAAAGTAGTATTAGCCATGTAAATCTCCTTATCGTGGCAAGTGTCAGTTACACAATGTAACTGTTAAGGGAAAAAGTAAAGGGGCGATTTACGCCCCTCTATATTATTTTATTTATGCACCCGGTGATCCATACATACCTAATGGATCTGATACACCGAATGAATATCTCTCACGGGCTTTGTATCTTACATTACCTGTGTTGAAATCTCCATCCATTGCAGTTGACATAGGTGTTCTTACGAACATCTTCATTCCATTAGGAACATCTGTAGTCAAAAAGAAAGCATCTGAGTCTGTTAAATAGTGGTTAACAGAATAGCCTTCTGGGATTGACCCATTTGATCTTAATGCATTTGTGTCATTGTCTGCAGTCGCTACTCTTAATTCTGATTGTAGAATTCTTGTAGCAACAAACATTAATGCCGGTGGAATGATTAACTTTCTAGGTCTAGCTGCAATCAATAAGCCTCTTTCGTCTACGAAAGCTGCAATATCAATAACGGCTTGCTCTAATGAAGTTTCATTCAAGTCAGCACCAGATGTAGGTCTGTTACGGTTATTACCACCTGCTACAGTCGGATGATCTGTATCAAATAGGAATTGTCCGTCACCACTTGTGAAAGTGTCAAAACCTGTATTAAGCAATGAAGCTGCCTTTGTTTGCTTTGTATAAGCCATAGCTCTTGCTAATGCTTTTGTATATCTCGCTGATAGTGAGTCATACAAGTTGTCTTCCATCGCTTCTTCAGTGATGGAGAAACCCATTGCAACAGTTTCATGATTATATCTAGCAGTGAAAGACTCTTGAGCTGTATCATAAGATATAGCTGCGCCCTCTTGCTTGATTGGTGCTGCACCAAATCCTGACAATTTGACTTCTTCTTCAAAGCTACGCTCTGAATTTTCAACGTCATAGATTTCTGCATGTTCGTCTTCGTACTTTTGGTACTCTAGACCGAAAAGGGCGTTTAAACCCGGTAACAACTCTTTAAGGAGTTGCGCTCTTGAAATAGCCATAGTTCAATCTCCCTATTAAGCTGCTGATGGAGCGTTGCCAGAAACGACACCGATACCAAGTTGATGACCTGTATTAAACTTACAAACCATTATAGGAAAAGCTGTACCTTTCTCATCACCGTCAAATCCACCTCTGAAATCAACAATTCTGATTGGTAAAGCCGCTGTAGTTGCTGCAGTGCTTATATCTAATGATACTCTAGAAATACCTAAAGTTGCATTTGATGTTCCTTGCACTAAAGCTGCGTTAGCTGCAATGTCATCATCATTAACACTGCCATCTGCTTGAATCTCAAACAAAATGTTTGGATCGTCAGCAACATAAACCATGCCATTGGTGTGAGCTGTGCCCGACCAAATTTGGCTGAATTGTGTTTGACCTGTGCTAATATCTGTATAACGACAACCCATGAAAATACCAATGGGTGTAGCTGATGTGGTACCAGTATCTTTTTGGATAGTGGTAGTACTTCCGGCGTCTGTTAACTTAACAACATCACCGAAACATATCCTTGTTGATTCAGTACTCAGTATTGGATATTGACGAAAAGAACTATTGTA